GTTGGGCGCCGTCGCGGGCGCAACCATCGATTGCATGGACGCTTGGAACTTGCCGAACCGGCCGGCGGCCTGGTCGACGTCGTCGGCCGCCCGGGACGCGTCGGTGGCAATCCTGACGATGATGTCGGCGCCGATCGCCATTGTTACCGCCTACCTCTAGCATCTCGAGCCCGTGCGGCCTGTTGGTCCAACACATCGATCGCCGTGGACAGGGTCCGGTCGTCCTCGTCCCACCAATCGGCCGGCGCCGTCCGCGTGGCGATCGCCAATTCCACGATCAGCCGGCTACGGGTGCCGGCCCGGTAGGGGGGACCGGCGTCGACGACGGCGACGACACCTGTAGACACAACTCGTCGCGGAATTGTTCCCACGTGACATCGGTCGGGATGTGATGCTCCCGCCGGCCGGCCGACCAGGCCAGGAACGTCAACCACGACACCGGTTCCCGTTGCGGCCCCCCCCATTCATGCTTGGACGCGGTCCGTTCGTACCGCAACAGATCAGGGTTGAACGTCTGCGCCTGCCATTGCGACCCGTCGGCCATGACGACGTGAACGAGCGGATTGGAGTACTTCACTTCACCGTTGGGTGCGGTCAACGGGTCACGCTCCTTTGATCTGTCGTGCCGCGCGGTCAATCTCGTCGGCGTAGGTGGTCACAACGTCGTCGGCTTGGGACCGGATCGCCCGACCCATGTATGTCTGCGGCTCGATCCCGTGGGCGCGCCACCCACCCTCGATCACCCCGGCGTACCGGACACCGGAATTGCCGGCCGTGATGATCGGGCCGTCCGCGGTCACGGTGACCGCGATCGAACCGGCCAACCGGCCCGTCCGGCGCCGCACGTTCGCGGCCGCGGCCCGCGCCAACAGGGCGCCGGCCCGGGCGTGCGCGTCGGCCAGGTCCCGCAGGTCGTCCGCGAACGCCGACATCGTCGACGCGACCCGGTCGGCGCCGATCACCGTCACCCGGGCCGTCATGCCGACGCCGTTTTCGCCTTCCGGGTCGCCGCGCCGCCGGACGCGGCCCCGTAGGTGAACGTCGGTTCACCGACGATCGGCCAGGTGAAGTCTGACGCCAACGGCGCCCCGAACTCGTCGGCGCCCAGGTCCAACGGCGTAATCATCAGCGTGCCAACCGCCTTCGTCCCGTCGGCACTGTTCGGGATGAACTCGAATGCCTGTTCGGTGCCCTTGGAGTCCCACGACAGGGCGAACAGGGACGCCGCGCCGGCCCCGATGTCGACGTTGATATTGCCGGTGAACTCGTGGTCGAAGCTCATCGCGCCCGGTTCCACCGTGCCGCACAACGTCGTGATCGAGTCGGCCGTGTCGACGTTCGTGGTGATCCGGCCGCCGTTGAGTTGACATGACACGTCAATCTCGCTGCCGGTCGCGCCGACCTTCAATACGCCGGGGCCCAACTTCACACTTGGCATGGTTCCTGTCCTCTCATTCGTACTGTTCCGAGTACCGCAACGTGAACGCCGGCAACGGGGGCGCCCCATCGACCCCGGCGAAGCTCACCGGGGCGCCGTCGACGCACCCGCCGCCCAGAGCCGTCTGTACCTGGCCGATCAGGTCGCCCAACGCCTGCACACTGGCCGGCCGGCCGGCGTCCGGGACCACGCATACCAACGCGTACGTACCGTCCCAACAACGGCCACCGAACCGGAACGACAGGGCCGGCACCGGCACGAACACGCACGGCGGATTCACGTCCCGCTCGTCGGCCGTGCCGCGGACGCCGGCCGCGGCCAACCGGTCGACAACGCTGCGCTGCGCCCCGGCGATATCGACGATCATCCGACACCCGGCATCCGGTAACGGCCCCGGCGGAGGAACTGATCTAGGTCGGGGTCGAACGACGCGACGTAGGTCACCGATTCGCCCATCGATTCGATGCCGGCGGGTGAGTTGCGGCGCCGGAACAGCCGCGCCGCCAGCATCACGGCACCCTGATACACGTCCGGCGGGATCGTCGCCGGGTCGTCCCCGACGTCGGGCCGGTGCCGGACCACGACCGGTTCCGCCGAGTCGCACACATCGATCAATAGTTCTTGATCGGCCGGCGACGTCGGTTCGGGTAGCCGCAGATACCCGGCGACGTCGGCCGGTTCCAACCATCCCGCCGGTAGCGCCATCCGCTTACGGGGTCACGGTGCCGACGGTGACCGCGACCAGGCCGCGGGAATCGTTGACCAGATCGGCCGCGAACCCGAACACGCCGATGTCGACGCCACCGTTGGGAATGTTCACGGCCTGCACCCGGAACGGGTTCCCACGCGGTTCGTAATGCGTCGCGGCGCGCCGGTCACCGCCCAGGACGGTCTGCGCCGGCAACGTCGGGTCGACGAAAATGTTCAGCCCCAACGGATTCGACGTACCGTCCACGACGTTCGTGGCCCCGGCGTTGCCGGCCGTCAACCACCACGGCGCGTCCGACGCGCTCATGTTCAGATACCCGGCCCACAAATCCGACGACAGGGACACGAACGACGGCCGGGCCCCGGCGCCGCCCAGGGTGGAACCGATTACCGCCAACGCTTCCGGAAAGTCGGCCGCGGTCGCCGGGGTCGCGTCACCCAACAGCGTCGCCGCAATCGTCGCCTCCATCTTCATCGCATAGTCCAACGCGGCCGCGTTCAGAATCGACGACAACAGCGACGAATCGCCCAGGTACACGAAAATGTTGTCGACGTCCCACCCGCCCGCGTGGCGGTACGCGTCCGCTTCCGCCGGGCCGAACGTGACCGGCCCCGACGGGATCGGCGCCTTGTTGCCGGCGTACGGGCCAACGACGGGCCGCGTACCCCATTTCCACCCGTGGACCTTCATCCCGGTCAGCACACCCGGGGTGATCGAGTTCGCGTAGGGCCGGCGGGTATCGATCGGCGTCCATATTTCATCGATCCACTGCGGCCGGATGAACGCGCCGTCGGACGTGTCGGCGGCCGGCGTGATGTCGGACAGGGCCGCGTTAATCGCGGCCGCGTCGGTCGCGCCGCCGACCCGGTCGACGACCCGCCGCATCGCCGCGTCGAGAGACAGGGCCCGCACACCGGACCGGCGCACGGTACGGGGTCGGGACGCGCCGACCGGGCCGGCCGGCGCCGCGGCGCCACCGCCGGGAGCATTGACAACCACAGCGTCACCCTCATTCCCGCCATCACTGGCGTTGTCCTGGTCGGCGCCGTCGTCGGCGCCGTCGTCGTCCGCGCCGTCGATGGCCGGGTCGGGATCGTTCGGGATGTCGGACGCGGCCAGTCGGGCGCCCGGGAACGCCGGGACCGCGGTCAACGCGACCCCGGTCAGCTCGGCGTCGATCACGACACCGTCCTCGATCCGCACGTTGTCGAGCTCGACCGACAACGCGTCCCGCACCCCTTCCGACGCTTCCAACAGGGCCGCGTCACCGTCCGGGGTGGCCGCGGCCCGGAACGACATGGTCAACCCGGTATCGCCTTCCGACGCGGTCAACGCGTACCCGACGGGATGCTGCCTGCCGTGTTCCCGGAACAGCTTCACCGACCGCAGGTTCGCCGGGATGCGGACGGCGCCGGCCGCGACCGTGACCGGCCCGGCCGACGTCCGACCGACCTGTCCGAACGGCAACGCCACCCCGGCAATGGTGCGGTCCGCGGACGTCGCGGTCACCGGGGGCCCAGGGAGCAGCGCGGACAGGCGCACCAGGGATGAAGGCATGACAGGGGGTCCTCTCAGTCGTCGGTGACGGCACCGGTCGGGTCCGGCATCGGGGTGACAAGTTGGTCGGTATCGAAGTCGCAGCGGATACCGACGGGACAGACGTCGTCCATGCCCAGGCGCGCCGTGATCGGGTCCATATACAGACTCAACCCGTAATCGATCCACTGTTGATTACGGCCGGTCAACGTCGCATATTCCAGCGACGCGCCCGGCGTCGTCGCGTCGATCAGGTTCGCCGGGATCGAGACAACACGGGCACAATCGACCGCCGACGCGTTCCGCGCCGACGACAACAGGTCACCCGTCCCGTCCGACAACGCGTGGTCCTTTGTCTCGATCGCGCTGTTGGTGAACAAAATGCCGTTGTTATCCGACAACGCCTGCCGGGCCGTCGTGATGAAGTCTGTCACTTCACCCGGGGTCAGGGTGATGTCGGTGGTTTGATGTAGCTCCAACCGGAACGGCCGCAGCGCGATATCGGCCGCGTTCCGTTCGAGGTTGCCGGCCGTCCGGATCGTGCGTTGCGCAAAGTTGCAGATACCCTCATGCGGCCCGGGAATGTAAACCACCAGCAGGGGTCGGGGACCGTCCTCGATCGGCATACCGGCCCGGTCCGTAAACTCCCAATATGGGGCGCCCTGGTCGTTTTCGATGAGTTGCCGTTGCCAGAAGTCCCACGGAACCCGCAGCATCCGCAGCGGCCGGCCGTCCGTCTCGCTGAGTTGCGTGCCCACCCACAGGGACTCGCCGTAGAAAATGTGGTCGTCGACTGTGTCGATCATCCTCTGCCACAACGATTGTGGTTCCAACCCCAACCGGTCGACGTCGTGCGCCGTGATCCGGTCACCCCACTGCCCATCGGACGCCGCGGCCCACGCCGGGGCCGTCGCCTCGTCGGCGCCGCGGTGGAACCGCAACGGCAGGCCGGCCACCGTGCCGGCCGTCAAGTGCCGGGACCGCGCCACCCCCGGTATCGCCATTGCGTCGGCGCGGCTCACGGGATGGACGTCGGCGCCCAGGATGTCGGCCCACACGACCGCGTCGAGCGTCGACGACGTCCATGCCTGCACCTGGGGTTGCAGTCTCGGCAGGGCCGCGGCCATCCGCGCCGCCCGGGTGAATCCACCGAATCCGATCACGGGTCATACCCTGCCGGGTCCTAGGTCGTTCCCGCCCGGTCAACCCCCAAACTTGGCACTGTCTGACATTGATGGCAGTGTGCGGCGTGTGATGGCACTACCGAATCCGTGGACGACAACGACAGTGTCGATCCCGGACGCCGGCCGGATGCTCGGAATGAGTCCACGGACGGCCTACCGTCGAGCGTTGGACGGCCGGTTGCCGACCGTCGGCGGCCGGGTGAGCGTGTTCACCCTGTACCGGATGCTCGGGGCGCCCGTGCCGGCGCGGCCCATCCCGCCGACCGTGCGACGGTGAACCGTTACGGCGACGGTTCGCCGGTCAACTCGTCGGGCCGGAACCACACCGTGCCGTGGCCGAACGTCACCCCGATCTCACCCGCGTTGTGTTCGGTGACGGTGCCGACCCGGTCCCCGTACAGCGGGATATGCGCGGCCACGCGGACGACACGGCCGACCCGCAACCGGTAACGGGTGCTGGCGCCGAGCGTCGGGGACGCGGCGCCCCTCATGGTTGCCTCACACCGGCCAGGTTAACCGGACGCGACGGTCGGCCGGACGCGCGCCGGCCGGTGCGCGTC